CCTAAGTTAGCATGTCTTTTATAGTGGCATACATTACACAAGTATGCACACTTTAATAATTCCTGTAAAGCCAATTTATATTTACCACATTTAACTAAACTTGATACCGAATCTTTTTTTGTATTAGGATCTAGGTGGTGACAGTCTAAAGGTTTTGTAGGATTCTCTTCACCACAATCCTGACAAGTGTATTCAAACAACCACCCTATAAACCCTGATACTACTTTCCTTCTGTACCTATAATACTCTTTACCTGCATGATAAGGACAGTTGCTCATACACATTGAAATACTACTGACCCACAAGTGTGTCAACTCATCAATTGATTCAATGTGTCTCGCTCCAATTCTTTCCAATGTGAGCAGTTGCGGAAAGTGGGCAGTCAAATTCAAAATAATCTCCTGCTCTTGAAACAGACTGAGCTGCGTATGTTGAGATAACGTTTGCATATCTATGGTATACCTCTATTTGAAATTCATCATGAACATTAGCTACAAACTCATAGTCTTTTCCTTCTTTTAATCCTACCATCATAAGTGTCTCATCAAGTATAACTAAAGCTTTTTTCATGAGTACTGCTCCTGCTGACTGAAGCAAGGTATTGAGAGCAGCATGTTCTGATCGAATATGTAGTTTCCTTCCGTCCAAACCAATGAGATGCCCACGTCTTCTGTATACCTGCTTAACTCTATTGGTAAGATCCATAAGACCGCTGACTCCAGATAAGAAGTTCTCTCTAGCCTTCTTTCCTTTCTTAGCACCCCCTCCAAGAATGCTACCAAGTTTAGCATCTCCTGCCCCGTAAATGAATGCATAGAAGAAAGTTTTTGCAATATCTCTTGAAGCAATCCCAAGTGCATCTCTATTGATGGAGTGAATATCTGTTCCACTGTCCTTAGTTCCATTAACTGCTGCTTCTGCATACTTACCTCCATCAAAGCGTTTAAGATATCCTGCTAAAGCCCTAAGCTCCAGGCCGTCAGCGTCACACCCAACAAGAAGACGATCCTTACCACCTCTAAAAAGAGACCTACATTCAGTACCGTACGGACTGTAGGAGGCAGGAACTTGAGCAACGTTAGGCTTGCTATGAGTACAACGCCCAGTGACTGCACCGTTAGTATTAACCCCACCATAGATACGTCCATTCCGTTCAAGTTTAAGCCAAGCATTATCACCCTCCGCTAGTTGTGAGATCCGTTTGCTAATCAAGAAGTGTTCCTTTAGTTCTTTACAGTGTGGTAATGTAAGTTTAGCTAGAACAGACTCATCTATTTTAGGTTTACCATTCGGAGTAAAATCTTTAGGAACCCAACCGAATGTCTTTAAGTTTTTTGCAATGTGGTCTCTTGAGTTAGGATTAAACTCTACCCTCTTAATCTTAGTAAGAGAACCCCCAGCTGTATAACCTCTCTTTAAGTTATCCTTCTTAGGTGTAAGCTCTCCATCAGAAACAAACCAAGAACCAAAGGCTTTCCTGAGACCCCCACCAAGTTCCTCCTGACGCTTAAGTAAATTAACATATAGTTCTTGGCCTTTCTTAATGTCAAAGCTAAAACCATACTCAACTTGACGCTGAATTACTGTAGCAAATTGGTGCTCCAGTTTAATAGCCTCATTGCTATACTCAAGACATTCAAAGTGAAACTTAAGTTCAGATGTAACACGAACATCCTGAACACAATAGGCTGCCATCTCTGGTTTAAAGGAGGCCCATACATCATCTCCATCAAGCTCTGACTTCTCAACCCCCAAGCGTTTACCCCAAGCTTTAAGACTATGACTACCCCAAAGCTTAGTGTCTATCTGCTTCTCCTTAGCATCCACCTCCCTGAGGCTAGTATGACACAGCCTAGACATTACCAAAGTATCTATGATCTCTGTACTTTTATTTGGAACCCAACCTAACAGCTTCTTAAGAACCGGTAAGTCATACCCTATGAGATTGTGTCCTGTTAAAGACTTGGCTTCAGACATTAGTTCCAAGGCATTTTCAATACAATCATAAGGCTCCTCATTGACAAACACTTGACCAGCTGAAGCACCGTCTACTGTCATTCCAATACAATGAACCTTTGTTACATCAGGCAGTAGACCATCTGTTTCAATATCCACTATAAGGTCAAGTCCCATTATACCTTCCTTTCATTAAAAAGACTTTTTTGAGAGAGCACTAAACTCTCCAACTTAGAAAGCCTCTTGTTCATTTGATCTATCCTGACCCACATTGCCAAGTCCACATTCCTGGAGTCTTCCTGTGTCGCTGTCGTAGAAGAGCCTTCCTGCAAGTCCCGTAGATGAGCCTTTATATCTTGCCTTAAGTACTCTAACATCGGTTTCACCGTCAGATTGCTGATCCCGTTCAAGTCCAATGACAAAATCGCTGAGTTGAGCAATACTTCCTGACCCTCTAAGATCTGATAAAGTGACTTGTTTGCCATCTTCGTGTCCCCTTCCTTGTTGAGGTCTCTTCAGGTGAGAGACTATAAACATTCCTATATTAAGTTCTTCTGCTAAACTTCTTAATGTAGTCATTATGTTATCTATTAATCTTCTTTCATCTCCACCTTCAATACCTGATACCATGATAGATAGATGGTCCAGTACAATCCAACCCACATTACAATGTCGTACAAGATATCTTATTCGAGTAGATAATATATCTACATCAACACTACCCCAATGATCGTAAAGATACAGGCGGTTGTCAGAAAAAACAGCCTCCCATATTTCTCTACGATATTTTTCATCTAAATTTTTATCTAAATGTAACATCTTACTAACATGGATACTCATAAAATCTATAGCAGCTGCCCTAACGCTCTCCTCAAGAGCGATATAACCAATAGTCTCCCCCTTGCTAAGGAAATAGGACGCAATCTCTTTGACTGCCGTACTTTTTCCTGCACCAGTTCCTGCACAAAACGTAACAATCTCGCCCCGTCTGGCCCCAAGTGTTTTCTCATTTAACTGACTCCACGGATAAAGGTGATCACTTGAGTTCATATCACAATTAACTAAATCCCAAGTGTCTTCTCCAGCTATGATACCATCCGGTCTAAACACTCTAGCTCTCCAGATAGCATCTACTATAGCTGATTTTCCACTCTCCTTAAGTACTAAATTAGCATCCTTCTTATTCAGTTTGGCAATCTTGCATCTACCTACAGGGAAGAACTCCGCTACCTCAGTAGCTGCTTTCTGTCCTTGTGGGTCCATGTCAAACATAAGGATAATCTCCTCAAATCCTAGAAGCCACTCAAGATCTTTAGCAATAGCTTTCTTAGCACTTTTAACACCGTTGGGTATTGAGACTACAGGATACTTGCAATTCTGAGACTCTGCAACGCTGAGAGCGTCTATCTCTCCTTCTGTTATTACTATCTTCTTACCAGTGGACCATAGGTGTTTACCCCATAGTCCACTACAATCTCCTAATGTTCTAAAGTCTTTACCTTTTAAACGTATCTTCTGACCTACTACTACTCCTCCTTTGATGAAGGAGGCAATTTGACACTTTGCTCCTTGATACTCTCCAATGGTGTAAGAGTATTTTTTACAGGTTTCTTCACTGATTCCTCTTTTGAGGAGTGGACCAACAGATCCAGCAATCCTGGAGTAAAGAGAATTGCTATTATTAACCAGAACAGAGCTAGTAGTAGCAGTTGTTCCATGCTCATAGTGGTCACAGTCGATGCTGAAACAGAAAGCATGTCCATCGTCATACCTCGCTAGGTTATCAGAAGAGCCACAAGAAGGACAAGGCTCATGCCCTGTGCATACCGATGAGCCATTCATCTGGGATGAGTTTTGTAGCATATTTGAATCCATGTTTGTCACACCATTGTCCATAAGTTGTCTTACTCCCTTTATTTAGTTTTTGCTTAGGATTGCTAAAGACAAACCGAATATCTAATTCAGGATGTTGTGATTTAATCATTAAATGCTTTGATCTATCTGACCCCAAGAACCTACCCTTAGTTTCTATATAGAGCTTACCGTTGTCTCCCTCTAATACAAAGTCGGGGGTATAGGTTCTATTTTTAGGGACAAAAGGTATTCGTTCAGGTTCAAACTCCCATTTTACTTTGGCAGTATTGAGTTGACATCCGATGTCACTTTCTAATCCTGAACGATACCCCTCAGATATCCCTCTACGATAAGAAGATTTAAAACTCTTCATCTTCATCATACTTAAGGTCCGTACCTACATCTGTTACCACTGCTTCTACTTCTTCTTTCTTAGGCTTATCAATACAGTCTTCACCCCAGTCAGTCTTAGTGTCAGCAGCTACATACTCTATAAGACCGTCCTTTGCTATCCGTACCTTCTTAACCCTAAGAGACACACCACCACCTAGAGCACTATAAGCAAAAGGCTCATAAGCAACCTTCATCTTACTACCGCCAGCAATCAAGGCAGTCAGGCGATTACCATCTTCATCCAACAAGATAGGAGCTTGAGAAAAAGGCTCACTTTTCTTAGGTTTAACCAGAGCTTTTAACTTAAACTTAACCAAGTAATTACCTGTCTTTTCTCCCTGATCATCTAGCTCTTGTTTGATAGGGTTATTCTTACCACCATTCATCAGTGGTTTTACTACTGCATTGATAGGTGCAGTGTCTGCCTTACTAAGCTGTAAGGTCACTGAGTATACACCGTCAGCATCAAACCTAGTGTCAGGCTTGTTCAACCAAGGGTATACAGCTGTTCCAATAGGTGTTACATACATTTTGTTAGCCATTTTATAATTCTCCTTTTATGAATTTTTCTGCTCCCCCAAATTCGGGTATTTTCAATCTGGTACATTCACTACGCATATTATCTGCTGACTCCATTAAATCTGTTACCGTTCTACTACCATGAAACTTATTATTGTACATACAATTGAACACTGCTGATACTATAGCATACTTCTCAGCCTTACTAAAACTTTCTAACACTTCTACCATTCTAATCATACCTTGTGCTACTTTAACTACATCTGCATTTGCTGAAAAACTTACCACTCTTAATCCCTCCTTGATTAACTAAAGAAAAATTCACTTTCCAATACTTCATTAATATCTAATGTTCCGAATTCTGGTAAATCCGGTAACTCTAGCTTCTGTTCCTGTTTAAAAGTTTCTAGAACATTAGTGTCTCCATAAAGATCAACAAAGGTTTCTCTTAAGATAATACCTAACTGCTCTATGTCACAGGCATGAGTACCAAAGCTATCATGGACCACTGAGTAATCTTCTATACCATATTTGTCTTTAGCTTTTATGATCGTCATCATTAAATGACAGGCATCTAAGCTGTGGACAAAGTTAGGAGCAATCCCATTAACCTGTCTAGACTTGTTCATACGCTGGTCTGCATGTAATACTCCAGCATACAAAGAGGCCATACGCCCATTAATAATTGTCTTGATTTCTTTTACTACTGACTTGATATATTTCTGCTTCACTACAAATCCTGTAGGTAATGTCCAGTAGATAGGACGGTCTGCTTTGCTCATTACCCTAGAAACATCTTGAAGCCACTTCATACCTACACGAGAAGAGATAACGACATCACCTATAGCAGCATAAATATGAATAGCAAGATATTTGCAGTGAGGCCACAGGTCCGTAGTAGCAGTATCAAGTCCTTTAAATTTTACTCCCTTATCCAGTTGTTTTTTAAGTTCCTGGTGGATCTGTTCACGCATTCCATACAAGGTAGCACCATAAGGAGTAGTCATTACTGGACGTTTGACTAATGCTCTGTTAAGGCAATTACCCCAAAATAAAAACTCAGGAGTGTTATCAGTAGTAATACGAGAAATAACCTGCTTTCTAACAATTTCATATATATCCTGTGGTTGATCACATGGTAATAAATTAGTAGCATTTCCTCCCACCTCATCTTTTAGCATAGCTGAAAAATGTTGTAGGCCATTACATGAACCATCTACCGTGATAGGTAAATGAGATTTATAATTGATGTCACCGTTACAACAAACGTATTCAAAGCAAGCCCGTAGAAATTGCCAAGGTTTATCAGCTTCCATCCAGATCCTATAGGACAGAGGATCAACACCGCAAGACATGATCGTTTCCTCGTGCTCATCAGTCCACTCTACCCTGTCCTCTAGGGATACCTTATCTTCTCCCCAACAGTTAGCAAGATGTACTTTGAGCCAAGCTATACCTGAGCTTCCAAGAGGTTTAGCTTTACTAAATTCTAGTAAGCCCCTTGCAGAGTCCTCTCCCTGTGGGTTAAGGAATGCAGTGTTAGCGTAGAGCCTACCTCTGAAGTCCAAGGTATGAGGAAAATAAAAAGCTTTCTCATCCTTAAATTTATTAGTCATCCACATGAGTTGACTGAATTGGATACGCTTGGTTTTCCTACGTTGGTTATCTGAGTACATCAAGGTAGCTTCACGTTTCCACTTTATGATCTCTTTCTTAGTGCCTTCCTTGGGATATGGTCTAGGCATTGTGCGTTCCCCGAACTCAGGAATAATGCTACAGCTAGCTTCTGAGTTAAAGAGGGATTGCATAACCTCAAATGTTTTACCATTGACTCTCCAACCAGTTTCTTGAACTGTGTTAACTGCATGGTACACCTCCTTTAGGTCCGTATTATCTAACTGACTCATGTAAGCTTCATCGTTAGATTTAACAAGGTTCATGTTAGTGTATTGATAATAACCGCCCGTATACACTGAGGTCCACTTTCTAGGACTGATAATACATGGTAACTTAACAGGACTAAGGAGTTCACAAACAGAATTTTTACCTTCAATCCACTTAAGAGAAGCTTCTGTAGCCTCTAGCCAATAGACCTGTTTATATTTCCCTTGGGAATCTTTAGTCTGCTTACGTATCTCAAAGATACCAGTAGCGTTACAAACTAACTCTACCAGTAATTCACCTAGCCGGACCTTATTTCCTGCTAGCCAGTTTTCCCACGGGACTTCAGCTTTAATACTTGAGTGAGCTAAGACCCTCTTCTGTTTCCTATAGTTGGTAGTTCTCTTAGCTAAGTCACGGGATACAATACCAAAGAGAGCAGGGTTAGTGTTCTTAAAGTTTCTAAACCTAGCCTCATCCTCAATGAATCCACCCACCTCCATAGATACCTTAACTAATTTCACAGGAGTGCTCAGGTGATTGATGCAACCCTTAAGAGCTAAGAAAGATATGACATCAGAAGGTAACTCAGCTAGTCTTTTAACGGCCTCCACGTTGTACTTAAGAGGTTTACCACTTAACATATCCTGGTGCAGATTATCAATAGCCTTAGCTACCTTTGAGCATGATTTTCTAATAAATTGAATACCAGCTGGAGTAGTAGCCTCGTGTTTACCCTTCTTAGCCTCAGCATTTTCCTTCCTGTAACGCTTGACTCCTAGTGACACCATTTCTTCTTCAAGCATTTTTTGACGCTGTAGCATAGTTTTTTACCTTTTTATGAAATTTTGACCTCGTGAGAGGCTCTACAGTCCATTATTATGAGAGTAGGTATACCCTAGCACCTACCTTTTCCCTCTAAAATAAGCTTCCAAGTAGATATACGCTAAGCCGGTGTCTATTAAAATGAAGCCGTACTGATCGGTATATATCCACATGGAAACCCACAAGACCTGACCCACCCATCCTACGAGTGGACCAAGCTTGTGACCTATTGCTAAAAGCCTGACTGCTGTTAAAGCCCATAGTGATAATATGATCTCAATCCAGAACACGTTCTTTTTCCATTAAATAGTCCATATCTTTAGGTTTGTTAGGTAATTTTATCTTATTCCAGAAATGAGGATGCCTGATAAATCTAGGACTTGACAGGTCAAAGATAGAATAACAACGGTTATCCTCATAAGCTTGAGGACTAACAAAGACCATTTCATTAGT